CCACATTCAGAACAGTAATTTAAATCCAATGGATATCTATTATGGTTTGGTTCAGAGAACAAAGCATTTGCCACAGGCGAATGTGGCATGGATAACCAAGTTTTTAAATCTTCATTGCCGCAACATCGGCACTTATCATACGTTAACATATTGTTCGTGAAGAGGATCAATTTTTACAATGTCTTGGTCGTATGTATCAGCATCACGTTTGTGTTCTGAAATAACTACCATAATAGAATCAGTTTCAAAGACCATTTCATGATCGATCATTGGACCAGTCTTAAACATATCGCCTTGTTTAAAATGTTCGCGATGAATTGTTGTTTCACCATGATTGCGCCAATAGAACATCATTTCACCTGTTACTAAATAACAAGTATGAGTATCTGTCTTGTGATAATGGTTAGCACGAAGGGCTCCTGCCTTAGACCAAATCATTTGGACATTAGCATCGCCGTGTGTTAGGGGAAGAATTGTACCGCGGGCGTCTGTGAAACCTTGTTCAACTGGTACACGATGTGAGTCTGTTGTCATAATTACCTTTCAAGTAGTTACATACCAAGATGGTATATTTCGATTTTTCCAATTACCTAAATGTTGTTTATCACCTAGGTAATAATTTATATATGATTGTATAGAATCATTAATTACCTTATATTTATCAGGCATAGCAGGCGTTGGTTCAGACCAACCTTTATTTCCGATATTTTTAGGAATGTTTTTAAGTAAAGCATAGCAAAGACCAACTCGCTCTACTTTATGTGTTTTGCCGTACCGATATGTATATTCTTCACACAATGCGAGCAACATATTAGCCAACCAAAGATAATTCTCAGGTGATTGTCTTACCCAAATTGCTGAAGGATGATTGATATGTGTAGAAGCATAGAAAACAGAATCAAGGTCACTAGAAAGTACATATCTTTTTTGTTTGCGACCAGTTTTACTGTAGCCATCAATGAGAGTACCATCAAGAAAACGATGAGCAGTAGAAAGTAGTTGAGCATATTCAAGTATCATTTTAACGGTGTGTTTATTGTTGTGCATTTCCGCACACTTGTACACATCGTGGTCAAGGTAAAAAATATTCATAATGATTCTATAGATTTAAGTATCCCATTAATAGTTAATCGTGTCTTACTAGAAAAAATGGTAGAGGATTTTGCCTCTACCAAAGCCTTGATAACTGTCAACGGATCGTAATTTTCTAACGTATTTTCTGTAACTTTTTCTGGCAATTCTGAGAATACATTTAATGCCATTACCGTTACAAGTATCTCTTCCTCAGTATACAAAGGAATTTTGTAACCTTTAAATAAAGCTCTTTTCTCTGGAAATCTATAGATCTTAGCATTCATCTAGTATTTATAAATTAAGCCATACTTTAAGCTTATCAATTGTTTCTTTTGCATTAGTGTGTAAAGATACAAGCCCACCCGCAAACTCAAAATCTTCACAAACATCTTTAGTATCATCAATTAAAAAAGATGTAATACTTGCGAATCCTTTTTTATACCAACGACCAGGAACAATAATTGCAGGAAAAACAATGTTATTTTTACATAACCATTTAATCTTTTGAGATTGAACGGATGCATGATCTTTAAATCCGCCACTTGAAGATAAAATTGCAATATCTGCTCTATGTTTAACGGAATTTAGAAATTCAACTAATTCCGTAGCACCTTCGTGCAGGTCAAAGTTTTCAAAGTGTTTATCGTCAACAAGTGTGCGCCAGTGTTGTCCAAATTTATTACGAGATTCACTTGGAGGATGACCAAACAATTCTACAAATCTAGAATCGAAGTCTGCAAGAACTCCATCCATATCTACGAATATTTTATTAATCATTTTACTTTTTTGCTGCTATCTGCAACATCCTTGTCTTCACGTAATTCAATAAACACGGGCAAGAACAAACTCTCAACTCCAGATTTATCTTTAATACGAGCATTATATTTGACAGTGACAATTTTTCCTATTACTTTACTATGAGTATATTCTTCACGTTGTTCATCGGAATAACCTGAGCCAACATTAACACGAATAACACTGTCGCTTGATTCACACACCAATGCGCCGAGCCTGCCTTTATTTTTACCGGTACCTTCTTCCCAATCGACAACAACCAGTTCACATTCCAATTCACCTTTGAATTTAATTTGTTCTTTGGATCGTTTATCTTCCCAAATACCTGTTTTAGATTTTAGAATAGTACCTTCTTGACCTTCGGCAAGAAACTTCTCAAAAATTACCTTAGCAGAATAAAGATTATGAACTTCTTGATTCCAGACCAATTCAATGTAATGTCTAAACTGATTAAACTGACTTTTGACATGGGATATAGAATTACTTAGTTTAGCTAAACGAACATTATATGGTTCTGTATCTTTGCCTGCTTGGAATGAGCTAAGAGGAATAGCATCCCAAAGAGTTGCTCGTACATTTTCCGATTCTTCCATGCTCATAGTGCCCTTAATTGCTTTAGACAAAATGCCATTGCCTGTTTGTCTGTTAACGGGCTTGCCTGCATAATCAGCAATCAACAATTCACCATCGAACACCATATCTTGCCCATAGTGTTCTGCCATCTTAAGAAACGGAACACTAAAAGATTGATTAGGGATGCTTAATGTCTTGCCATTACGAGATCTAAATTCTACAGTGTTGCCTCGGGTGATTGCGTTGAATCGCATTCCGTCAAGCTTGAGCTGGACATAGGCTGGGAAGGAGATTTTGTCAACGAGCTTTTGGTCGTATCCAGAAGCCAACATAATTGGGTATGTCGAGACAACTCCTGGCCAAATTTTGTTGACTGTTGCTTCGGAGACTCCGCACCGCATGTCTTTTGCAATAATACGCTCAATGATCTTTGCATCTTCATGATTAACCGATTCTAAAATAGTTTGTAAATGAGAAATACCTGCATTGCCTGTAAGGACTCGCATAGAAAGAAAATCTAACTGTTGTAGTGCTACATCTAAAGATGCGCCGTTAGTATTTTTTTTATATTCTGGAATCTTGCGAATATAAAATTGAATAAACGGATCTAAAGCTAAATGAAATACTCGTTTAAGTAATTCATTGTTCTTATTTTTAATAAGAATAGCTTCTTTAGCTAGACGAGAATTGTCTGATGCTAATTGTTCAAAGATCGTATAGATTTGGCTCATTTCTTCTCCTTAATGTCATTATTATAACACCGTTGGGATAAGAAGTCAAGAAGTAACCCGTTCAAGAAAAGGGTTAAATTGCCCGTTGATTTTAAAGGACATTTTATAGTCTTTTTCCTCAGAAATTAATTTTTCTTTTACGGGTTCAATAGATTCTAAATCTTTGAACACACCAACAATGGTTTTCTTCTTAACGCGACCAATTTTATCTAGATATTTGGCTTCAAGGATATATTGATTAAACATATTAGGCAGTTTGTTTTTCCATTGTAGTACTATTGGTAATAGTTTGATACATAGTCTCAAACTCTTCGTGTTCTTCTAGTTCAAGACTAAAATTTTGCTTGTGATAAACTCTTGCCATACGACGAAATGTCTTTTTTGACAATTCATGCTTCTCGCAAATGTCTTTAATTGCTTCACGAATAAATTCACGTTCACCTTCTGTGCGAGCCATAGAAGCACTAATTTCTTTCATGCATTCTAGAATCTCTTTACGGTCGGTTGGGCTTGATGGGATAGTCATAATTATTTCCTTTCAATATCTTCTTCAACACAATTTGATCCATATTGGATCTCAATAATTTTCAATGGGTTATCTGTTTCATTAATTAATTGGTGCCATTCAGTACTACTAATAGATATATAAGCATTGTAATGATAAACTCCTCTAATAACAAAATCAGTTGATCTTGGATTTATAGTGCCAACGGTTGCTACACCTTCAGATACAAACCACAGTTCAGAACGATCTTTATGCCTTTGCATACTTAATCGTTTATTTGGTTCTACAACCAATTCTTTTACCTTTAATGTTTTACCTTCCTCATGTAAAACTCTATAGTAGCCCCATGGACGAATAGTCTTGGGATGTTTCCATTCTTCAAGAATCCATGAACTTGAATTTGCTTTGTCGTCTCCACCTATTCCAAATGCAAAACTTAATCTATTATCTTGAATAGACATTTCAGGAATGTTATCTTTATTCCTATCGCCACCATTGGCAAAAATTATTTCATCAGTTAAATATAAGTTTAACGCATCTTGAATAAATCTTTTAGCACTTCCATCGGCATCATATGAGTCATCGAATGAAACAATTTCATCCACACAAGATAATTCTCGAATTACTGAAGATCTTTCTGCAATAGGCATAAAAGGTCTACCCTTTTTCCTAGTTAACCATGCATCAGAATTAATGCCTACTACAAGTTTATCGCCTAAACTTTTTGCAGTTTTTAAATATTTGATATGACCACTATGTAAAGGATCAAATCCGCCGGTTACCAATACTATTTTCATTAGCGCCTCATACTTGAAATTGATTTTGCCTCATCATCACTAAAGATAGGAACAGCATTGGACTTGTGCATAGTACCAATGCCGAGCATTTTTGTGCCTGTATACTGAGGAATTGCTTTAGAACTACCGATACCATCGCCAGTATTACGACTAGGAATATTTTTGGTATTTGTTCTGCCAACGGGAGTAGACAATTTGTAGGACAATGTCTCAGCTGCGAGAGCTCGTTGGCGTGTTTTTTCTTCTTGAGCCTCGCCATGAGACTTTAGAAGTTTTTTCCATTCTGCATCAAGCTCGCGAGCACGTCGAGCCTCTTCTGCATTCTTAAATTTAAACTTACCTTTTTTCTTTCCACCTGTAGAAAGCCAAGGTCCAACAATGTGCATAGTCATACAATACTCCTCACGAATAACATAATTATAACACCTTTTTCAATACTTGTCAAATGCTCTGTATTGATATTCGGTCACTTGTCTACTATCATAAATTGGATCATCCGGAATTGATCCCATCTCCGACCAGGCTTCTTTGTTAGGAAGAGGTTCCGATTCCTTTTTGAATATTTTGATTATTCGGTCAAAGAAGCCGGGGTCTTTTTTACTACATCAACTTCTTTTATTTTAGGAGGCATTAGATCTGGATATGCTTCTCTAACCAAATCTTCTTTAACCGATTTATATTTAGTTTGTAATTTGCGATCTTTAGCTAAACAAACCAATTCAGCTTCTGTCCAATGTATACCTTCTAACATCTGCATGAATAATTGTTCTTTTCGCATTTTGGTTAAATTAACACCTGCGTCTAACCAAATATAAAAACGCCTAAATTCTGTATATAGATTTGTTTCAGAATATCCTACAGGAATAGAAGTATCTTTCTTAAAAGGCGGTTCACCTTCAGGCAAATTTACCTTTACACGCGGATCATAATTGATTTGTAGAATTCCTCGAAGGACTTGATGTTCGTAGGCTTTAAGAACTTTAATTTTGTTTTCTCTGCCTACTGCTTTTTCTACTTCTTCTAGAATTTGTGGTACTGTTGTTTTCATTTAAAATTCCTCTATAACTTCAAGCATATTTTTCATTTTATGTTCAATGAAAAAGTTTAGCAATTTACTTTTATCTTTTGTTGGCTTTTCAACATAACTATTTATAATAGATTCCTTAATTGTTTTCGGAATACAATCAAAACTAACTAGAACACGATTGCGATCATAATTTGCTTTGAAGTCATCGTCCTGCGGCATCTCATCGGGATCCTTGTACCAAATATCTACCTTTTTAGCGGACACAGGTTTTTGCCTAACACCTTGAACAATGCTATCATCTGCAGAAAAGACATTCGGAACACCGTCGCCTTTATCTCCTCTGATAATTTGTTCAAAGATATATTTTTCTGGACTAATGTCCGGTTTAACATACTTCTTTTGAATAGGAGAATATTGTTTTACATTCTCATACTTTTGAAGTTGAATAAAGTCGTGATCTCCGGACAAAACTAAGAATGGCTTTGGTTCATCAAATAGAACACTGCTTGTGTCATTAGTCTGAGACCACTCTGCTAATACTGCAATTACATCATCCGCTTCTGCACCATCGACATTAATAACTTTATAAGGAAAGAACACATCAATCTCACTTCTAATTAGATTAAGTGCTTCAAAAATTTGTTTCCAATCAAGACCAGAATCTTCTCTTGCCTTTTTCCGGCCTGCCTTATAATACTTAAAGTACTCTCTGCGCCAATAGCTTTGATTGTCGCATGCAATAACGATCTCACCAAATTCTTTGCCGAATTTTTGTTTATAACTTCTAATAGAATTAAGAATCATATGGCGCAGGAGAGGTACCTGTACTGTGATGTCTTTGCGATTACCTAACTCCATCATTAGATTGGAGATAGCGGTTTGATTAAAGTCAACTACGATCATAATTTAAATTTCTTTTACTGTAATACTTGCTGAGATAAGAGGTGAAGTTTCTGTCGGTGATACTGTTACTACATCGCCATTGGCATCAACGTATGCGTTTGCGTTTGCATTTTGATTTTCTAAAAGACTAACCCATTTAGACACGGTCGCCTTAACATTTGATTGTAGAGTTATATCCAATACTTGCCCACCGCAACCGGACAAAAGGTTAAAAACCATTTGCGTAATTTGCGCTGTTACCGCATTTCGTATAGATGCTTTATTAATAGATGCAATAAAGGATGCGTTTAACCCATTAATTGTGCTATTGAATGTAGCCAATGCCTGTTGATAATCTGC